TGCAATTACCGTGGAGCAGGAGTATCCTACAATGGCAACCGAGAAGAAAATAGTTCTTAAGAAAATGGAAAGAACTAATATAGCAGATGATGAATTTGCTACACACTTGGTTACATGGTCAGATGTTATTCGTAAAACATATTACGAAGGTGCAATTGACGAGTTGATTTCAACACGTAGGTTAGAACACATCGTGAACGCGTTTGCCGTATTTGGCGACAAACAAAAAGCAGTTCAACTTTGTGTTAATAGGTTTGACGAAGATACTAAACAGGCTTTCATAGACTTGTATAGTAAAGTTGACCCTACAGTTGAACTTAATGAGGCTGATGTAGACTCTGAACAAGAGATACACGAAGATGGCGAAAGTTAAGTTAAACAAAACTGTAACTCATAAGGTCACCGAATATAAATTCGGTGATCTTACATCTGAGGAACTAAAAGAGACATTTCAAGATGGCAGGATTGCTTCTTGGTTTATGGAACAACAATTACCATATTGGTATCCAGAATTAACCAGAGTAACAGGCCAAAAAGATCATGATCATATAGATAATACAGGCAGGTTATTTGATCAGAAGACATTTACTGCCAGAGGTGTAACTTGTTTACCTAGTAACCAACAAGGTAAAGGCAGAACATTTAATGAAGAGGCTGCTTACGAAAAGGCAAACAAGTTGATTTATATAACAACAGACGTGAATGACTTTCCAAATATTCATGTAAGATTTGTAGAGGGTAAAGACTTAATTAATGATTACCCACAATTGAAAGTTAAATTCACACAACGAGAGGAGTTCTTATGGCCAAACCAGATGAATGGACAGGTATAGATTATAAATTTAATGAAGGTGAGCTAACAAGAGAACTAGCAGAATACATTGATGCTACATATGATGGACACTATTCTAAAAACAAATTCCAATCTACGGAATTCATTGTTGATTGTGGACATGGTATTGGATTTACTATAGGAAACATTCTAAAGTATGCACAACGTTACGGCAGAAAAGGCACCAAAGAGGACCATAGAAAGGACTTAATGAAGGTTCTACATTATGGCATTATTGCTTTATCAATTCACGATAACGAAACTACAAAACATTATTTAGACGAAGAATAACCAATGACATTCGTCGTCGGTTCTCCCTGTGTAGGTTGCAAAGATACAAAGTGCGTTACAGTATGCCCTGTGGATTGTTTCCACGAGGGTCCTAACATGCTTGTAATCAATCCCGACGACTGTATTGATTGTGGGTTATGTGTTCCTGAATGTCCTGTAAGTGCTATATGGGCTGATGATGAAGTCCCTGCTGAGGAGATAGACTTCATAGAAATAAATGCCAAAAAAGCATATGAATGGCCTGTCATAGATGAAGAGCAAGAACCATTGGCACATAAAAGTCCGTATTCAACGGCAGAGGCAATAAAAGTAGTTCAATTAGATTAGATAAATACTGTTATGAACCACGGTATTATATTAGGATGTCTACAGGCGGACTCTGCTAGTCAGGGTTCATTAGTTCCTGACAGAACATGTCCTGATATAAATTTAAAACGTTCTGGTGGTGGACATAAGATAGCAACTTTTATGAGAACCAAAGGTTGGGATATAGAAGTATTAGATTATTGGTTAGCATTTACAACAGACGAATTCGAGCAGTTTATAAAATCCAGAGTAAACAAAGACACAAAATTTGTAGGTGTATCAGTAACATTTGGTTACAGGGGAAAGTATCTAAAACGAGCACAAGATCATCTTACATGGCTGAAAGAAGAATATCCAGATGTCATGATCGTTGCAGGTTCTAAGTCGATAGTAGATACAATAAACTTACCTTGTGATTATTATGTTGCAGGTTATGGAGAGTTTGGTTTGTATCATTTACTAAATGGAACTGCTGTTATATCAGAATTCATGGGTAAAAAATTTATAAATTCAGATAAAGATCATCCATGTTTTCCTCAGAAAGATTTGGTAGTTAGGTATGAGGATAGAGACTTTATACAACCTACAGATAATTTAACCTTAGAACTGTCAAGAGGGTGCAAGTTTAAATGTAAATTCTGTTCTTATAATGCTATAGGATTGAAAGGTGATATAGACAGAGACATGGCGACACTCTATACAGAACTAAAAGAAAATTATGAGAAGTGGGGTGTAACAAGTTATCATTGTGCAGACGAAACTGTAAATGACAATACGGAAAAATTAAGAAGAGCTGCTGAGGCAATTAAAAAGTTACCATTCAAACCTAACTTAACAGGCTTTACTAGAGCAGACTTACTTATCTCAAGAGAGGACGATAAAAAGTATTTGGCAGAGATGGGATATTGGGCTCACTATTATGGCATTGAATCTTATAATCAAAAATCAGGTTCTGTCATTGGTAAAGGTATGAATAGAGATAAAATGAAACAAGGTTTGTTAGATATCAGAGATTACTTCTGGAAAGAATGTGGTAGGTATCGTAGCACTACATCTCTTATTATTGGTTTACCATATGAAACAAGAGAATCTTTATTTGAAGGTTTGGATTGGCATAAAGAGAACTTTTTATCAGAAAATATAGTATTGTTTCCATTGTTTTTGAATAAGTTTTCTAAACAGTTAGAAGTTCAAGGTGTAACTTCTACATCTGAATTTGAAAGAACATGGCAAGATAATCACTTTCATAAACATACAATAACAGAAGAGGAAGCTGGTGCTAGTCCTGAGGCATTTCCAGAAGGAGGATTAGGACTATATCTATGGGGCAGTTACAAACAGAACGCTGCTTTACACTGGAGTCATGATACATTTAATTGGTGGACTGCTCATTTGGCATTAAGAGATATATATCTTAAAGATTACCTGGTAAATCGAGGCATAATGAGCTGGGAGTTATTCAATTTTACTGTTCCAGGAACATATGATTGGGATAGTGTATTACAAATAAACTTAGACAACTATGACGCTGTAAAACTTAAATCTGATAAAGATTTATTCATCCAAAACTACAAAAACTTCAAATTAAATTTATAAATATTATAAATAGTCAGATAAGAGGAACAATAATGGCATACAAAGTAATAACAACATACGTCAGACCTAACACAGGTGTAGACTTTCCTAAGATGTCAGATCATGATAGCACATATTATGATTGGGTAAGGGCATACTTTGCAGACAATGGCATCAGTATTAGCTTTGAATTATCTGAGGACGAACTCACATTGGTTGCAACAACCGAATGTGCTAACAAAGGTATATGGGACACTTACCGAACAGCAGATGATGCTAGAGGAGATTATGAAGGTGGTGTTAAGGCAGGAATAAATTCAGACTTATCTTCAAGAGGTATTACAATTAAATTGGATGCTGATGAAGACGGTTCTGTAACAAATCTAGTAGCTCAAGGCAACGCACTCCCATAACCAAAAGGTATCATATGGTATGATACACTATTGATTTATACTATGAAAGATCCTATAATAGTAGGATACAAATTGGAGAAACTATATTATGAAAATTAGTAATGATACTATTGAAGTCCTAAAAAACTTTGCAGGTATTAACACAAACATTCTCGTTCGAGAAGGCAACGCACTTTCCACTATTAGCACAGGCAAAAACATTTTTGCTAAGGCTGAAGTTAAGGAAACATTTCCTAAAGAATTCGCAATCTATGATTTAAATAGTTTGCTGTCCTTACTTACTTTAATGGACGACACAGACGTAGAGTTTGGTGATGAAAGTCTTAAAGTAACAAAAGGTAGTTCTGTTTTTGAATACTTTTATGCAGACCCTAACATTATTGTAACGGCTCCTGATAAGAGTATTGAAGTAGATCAATTCTTCCAGTTCGACTTAACTAAAGATGATATTGATATGATAATGAAGGCAGCAGCTATTACAGCAGCTCCTATGTTGTCTATTATAGGAAGTGGTGGAGAAGTAATTGTAACTGTAGGCGATCCTAGCACTCCTAAGTCTAATAGTTTTAGACAAGTGATAGGTTCTACAGATAAAGAATTTGATGCAAGACTTGCAGTGGAAAACTTTAAGGTTATTCCTGCTAGTTATAGTGTTACACTATCTCAGAAAAAGTTTATGTTCTTAGAAAGTTCTAAGAGTGAATTGAAATACTGGTTGGCGCTTGAGCGTTCTTCAGTAATATAAGGAGTCGTAAATGGACGAAGAAAAATTAGAGGTTAGCCTGAGAGAGGCAACCAACGGTTGGATTGTAGAGTTCAACAAATTCGGTGAAACTGTAGAATACATTTTCACTAGACCTAACCCAGCTATCTCACTTGTAAGAAAAGTAATGAAGGGTGAGTTAGATGTATTTTCCCAGGAGGAATTAGATGAGTGAATTAAGCACAAGTTTTCCTAAGGCAATACTAAAGAAACATGTTAAGGCAGTAGACGGCATTAGTCGTTGGGTGGATATTGATACACTAGAACTTGCTGAAGACAGAAAGATTGTAGTATTTGGATTGCCAGGAGCGTTTACTCCTACTTGTTCTAGCCAACAACTACCAGGTTTTGAAAAACTATATCATGAGTTTAGAAAGGCAGGTATTGATGACATCTTTTGCGTAAGTGTTAATGATACTTTCGTAATGAATGAGTGGGCTTTAGATCAAGGACTTGTCAATGTAAAACTATTGCCTGATGGTAGTGGTGAGTTTACAGTTAAGATAGGTATGGATGTAAGAAAAGACAATCTAGGATTTGGATTAAGATCCTGGAGATATGCAGCAGTATATGACAATGGACTATTAGTCTGGTCAGGTGTTGAAGAAGGTTTTGTAGACAATATTGAGGGTGACCCTTATGAAGTTTCTAAACCTGAGAATGTATTAGATAATGTGAAGGCATTTGGATGGCCAAGTGTTACTGAAACACTAGGTGAAGAAGGTAGAGAGATAGAACTTAACTTCTCAGAAACGACAGATGTTAAGGAGACTTTCTCGTAGACCTTTTTGGGTGTTCAAAAAATGGCCGATATTTTGGAGCAAAAAAGTTTCTGATAAATTATGGATAAGGTGAAAGATGGAAGCAGGACAATTTCTTTGGGTTGAAAAATATAGACCCACGCGTATAGAAGATTGTATATTGCCTGAAGAGGTAAAGAAACAATTTCAACAGTTTATAGCAAAGGGTGAAGTCCCTAACTTGTTATTGAGTGGTTCAGCAGGCACAGGTAAAACAACAATAGCTCGTGCTTTATGTAATGAACTAGGATGTGATTATATTGTTATTAATGGTAGTGATGAAGGTAGGCAGATTGATACTCTCAGAACTAAGATAAAACAATTTGCATCTGCTGTATCCTTTGAGGGTAAGACTAAGGTAGTTATACTTGATGAGGCAGACTATATGAATAGAGATAGTGTCCAGCCAGCCCTTAGAGCGTTCATAGAGACGTTCTCTGAGAACTGTAGGTTTATATTTACATGTAACTACTCTAATAGGCTTATAGAACCCTTACATAGCAGGACTACTGTTATAGACTTTAAATTAGCCCCCTCAGATAAGCCTGTATTAGCGTCTAAGTTCCTTAAACGTATGGAATACATACTAGGTAATGAGGGTGTAGAATACAGTCAGAGGGTGCTCGCTGAGCTCCTAAACAAGCATTTTCCAGACTACAGAAGGGTTATAAATGAACTACAGCGCTACTCTGTGGGTGGTTCTATAGATGAGGGTATATTAAGTAACTTCCAGGAAATCAATGCTAAGGCGCTTGTAGAGAGTCTTAGAGAGAAGGATTGGAAGAAGATGAGGCAATGGATTGCTAATAACGTAGATACTGACCCTCAGGCTATATTTAGGCAGATATATGATATACTGATACCTGAAGTTAAGGGTATTCCTCACTTGGTTTTACTTATTGCAGATTATCAGTATAAAGCTGCTTTCGTTGCAGATCAGGAGATTAACTTGACTGCTTGTTTAACAGAAATTATGGCAAATGTGGAGTTTAAGTAATGGCACAACCTCAACAAAATCAAAATATCCCAGATCCTAAGCTAGAAGAACTAAAAAAGCAACAGGCTCAGGATAGGCGTAATGGCTAAAAAAGAAGCCGTAATTCATATTAGGGTTTCTAAAGAATTAAAGGAAGAAATCCAAAAAGAAGCTAAAATTCGAGAAATCACGGTGACTGATTTATTGATGAAAGGCTTCAAAATAATGAAGGAAGGACAATACATTGACTTTAAGTAGATTATGGAGATTATGGTGTTTATCGTTAGGCGACAAAGCAAGTGATGATTCTAAGGAAGCAGACATGGTTGCCATTATGAGAACGACAGTCGTTTTAGTAAATTTTGCTACATGTTTCTTTATTGTAGCGGGGATAATAAGACATTGGTAAAAGAAAAGAAAAAAACAATTCCTGATTGGGTGAAGATTAGTTGGGATTTGGTCCAAAGAAGGCGATTTATGAATTGGGACGCAGAAGTTGCTCCTAATGATAAATTTACTAAAATGCTAAACAAAAAGAAGAAGATTAAGGAATGACACTTCCAGACATAATAGGATTGACAGGAGTAGCATTGTTATTAGTAACATATGCTCTATTACAATTAGATAGAATTGACCCTAAAGGGTTTTGGTATAGTTTTAACAATTTAATTGTAGCTATTTTGGTTACAGTTAGTTTGATTTATACTCCTAATCTTGCTAGTATCGTAATAGAAATATTTTGGTTCATAATTAGTCTGTATGGATTGATTATGTGGAATAAAAGGAAGGTATCAAATGAGTGATAGTATATTAGAAGGATTTGGAGAACCTGTAGAACAGGTTGAAGAAGAACAATATCAAGATAAACTTAAAAAGATATCTCCTTTTGACTTTGTGAATAGTATTAATTATTCTAAAGAAGATTTGATAGTAGATGAAAGGACAGAAAGAGAATACAATCCTTTTATCGTAAATCGTGCTATGGGTTTTGGTCCTGATACAGTTATTGCAGGAAATGAAATGAATAGCAGACATCATTTAGATAATAAAATGCAATATGACTTTTTAAAAGCTACAGTTAGGAAGTCTAAGAGA